TGAAATAGTTGCTCTTTTTTCTTGTCTTCTTCAATTAAAACTGTCTTTTCTCTTTTTGCATTTTCAATTACGTTTTTAATCCCTGCATTGGAAACTTTTTCAAGACCCTTAACATAAGTTTCTAAATTTTTAGCTTGATTTTTATTGATTTGTTCTTGTACTTTATCTGTTTCACTTATTAGAAAAGAATTTAATCCTTTAATAAAACTAGCTGCACTTTCATAAGCCGTGTTTATTGATGGTCCTAATCCAGTTCCTATAGTTAAAATCATTTTCTCCATAGCAGTATTAAACCTGTTTTGAGAATTGACTAAACCATTCAAATTCTTTTCAGCTTGTGGCCCAAAAGTCTTTTCTAATTCGGCTGCAAACTTTGGCAAAGCATCTTTTGAAAGAACTTGGCCCTGCTCTAGCATCTTATTCAATTGCCTTTCATTTACGCCCAATGCTTTGGCCATAATTGAAAATGCACCTGGTATTCTTTCGCCTAATTGACCTCTTAATTCTTCAGCTTGAATAGTACCCTTAGACATCATTTGACCGAGTGCAAGAAAAGCCCCTTGCATCTGGTCAGTTGTCAATTTTAAAACTGTTCCTGCCTTTGTAACCGCTTCAAATTGTCTATTAGTTTCTTGTTGACTTTGACCTGCTAAAGTTGATGCATTAAAAAATGATTTGTAGGCTTCAGTTGTTTGGGCAAGTCCTAATCCATATTTCTGAATAAGATTGTTTAAAAACTGTTGATTTTTATTATAGTTTTCAAGACTGCCAGAACCAAATTGAATCGCTTTTGAATAACCTTCAAATTTGATGGTAGTTTCAACTAATCTATCCTTAAAATTAAGTAATGCAGAAACCGAAAAAAACCCTGCCAACAACCCTGCACCGGATTTAACAATCCCAGAAAGGTTGCTCATTTCATTGCCGACATTCTTAACCGATTGCCCTCCTTCCTGACCTGTTTTTTTTAACTGGTCATTAAGCTTCTTAGTTTCCTCGTATGCCTTCTTTTCAGCATCGGTTAACTTATCAAATTCGGTTTTGGTCTTTGCGATCTGGTCGCTTGTAATAACATAATTAACGACTATGTTATTCTGTGAGATAGTAGACAATTTGCACTATTTTTGTTTTTTGATTGCCTCCAGCCAGATAGAATAATCTAAGTAAAACTGGTAATAGGAACGTCTGACCAACTGCTCATAGCTGACATCCATTCCCTTTGCAAATCTAATTCTTTCTTTATATCCGGACTTAAATTTTCCGAGTTCATCAAAGTAGAATGAATTTCCATGTTCTTTATGTTCATTACTGCTATTGCTTTCAAACAACTCTGGAAATTCTCTTGTAACTCTGCCGAGGGTATTAGATATTGATTTTGTGGCAGATTCAAAAAAAAACTACTTATGTCGTTGTTGGATGCCCAAAACTTGACCTTTTCAAGATTATACTTATGGTCATAACCAAAAGGATCTTCGTACTCATCAAAGTACTTAACTGTTCCCAGTTTGATTTGAGTATCTAATCTAATTGATAGGTTTTGTGCCTGCTTCATACTTTCATTAAGCACCCCTATTTCAAGCATCTTCTTTTCAACCTTTTTCTTTGGGTCAGTCAGGATTGATTCAATGGCCTCCCAATGCTGCGTAAGCATTGCAGGGTTCATTTGGTAATCTAGTTCCCTATAAATCATTTTGGCTGCTTCCATCCGTTCCCATGAAATCATTATGTCCTGATTCCAACAGAAGTAATTTTTGTTTCCAGATTTAAAAGCAAATTCAATCTTTGGCCAATGGATTTTATCCGCATTGCCTAAATACTGGGGCTTTTCAGTCTGATTCGATGAATCTGTTGAAACAGGCATTGATGAAGTAAATCCACCCAAAGGCAAAACAGACTTCTTTGATTTCTTGAGGAATTGGAACATAGTAAAATATTAAAAATAACCAGGGTGCAAGGCAATAAGGACAATTACCCAAAGGGTCAGATAAGTACTCAGGGAGTTTGTTTATAAGATTGGAATACCATTGCAGGTAAGGAACGAATATAATGGCATAGCAAAAGAACTGAGCAAATAAGGCAGTTGATGTAGCTTCAAAGATTAGGTTGGTCATTTCTTGACTGGTTTACTCACAATTGGCCTTCTGATTTTGCTACCACAACTGCACATTTATTTGTTGATAACTTTTGATTCATGAATCTTAAAAACTCCACATTTTCCGCTGATGGTTAAAAACTCACCATCAATCTTTTTGATGTTGCCGGAACAAATAGTGCCGGATGAACGTCTGAATTTTACTAAGGTATTTAAAATGTAATCCACTTATCCAAATGCTGATATGTTTATCGATTCAACTTCAGAACCATTCTGGAAATTGAATTGAATGCAATTATAAGAATTTCCATCGCTAGCAACAAAACTAATTAATTGCAAAGTTATGTAATCAAAGAATTGAATTGAATAAGGACCGCCATAAGCCGAAAAGAAGCCATCGGGTAATAATGTCAAATCAATGGTTGCAATGCCACCTATGACCTCCGCTTGCTGCTCAAAGCCAATCCCCTGTCCATTTGATATCCTTATCTTTATGTCCTCACTAATGTAATCAACTGGAACAGTTACCAACATTTCAGAAAAACAAGATTGGAATGCTAGGCAAATATTGAAGCAGGTTCCGCAATTATTACAACTCATAATCGTTTTGATTTTTTACAAAAGTAAGAAATTACAATTGCATTTTTCTAGCATCAAATTTATCCAGGTTATAAGTTGAAGTTATTTCTAAGAAATTGCCATAAATGAAATACCTAAAACAGTCAAGTGCATGGCTCATGTTTGGGTTTTTCTTTTTCCAAGGGTCAAGGCTGACTGTCCTATCAACTTTGGCCTCTTTAAAATCAGCTATCAGTTCCTTACAGTTGGGAGTGCTAATCCAAAATAAACACTTTTTAAAACACATATCTGAAATCAACTTTGTGGCCAGATGTGAAGGGGCAAACCTTAAGACCTGCATATTTATATCCCTAACTCCCAAAACTGATTGAATTAACTGAAAGTTACTGATGTTGTTCTTTGTACCTGCCTGTCTGCTATTGCCTGCCGGGTCACCATTGATGATGTAGTTCATACCGGGATAATCTAACATAATGGCCTTGCAAAGTTCTTCAAGGTCACCAACTCTATAAACCTTTAGGATATTGATTTTAGCATAATAGCCTGCTTCTACACCATTCTTTGAGAATTGAGCAACAACGCAGGTATTGGTGACGTTAAAATCAAAGGAAAGATATAATTCCAATCCTGGATGGGCTTTGACTGTGTAGTTCTGGCAATGGTCAGCTTCTTTAAAGTTTCTGGCAAAAAGAGATTCCCTATCCCAGACTCCCCAGTTACCTTTGGCATAAACCTCATAAAAGGTTTCATCAACTTCTTTTAGGGATTCCATCCTAAGTGAGTATTCCTTATCTAGCTTATCCAGATTATCTAAGTAGGTCGCATGGATAATCAAGATTGAATCCTTTTCGTTTTGCGGAGGTTCGTCAAAGAATCTTTTTTTAATCCAATGTGAATCTGAAACTGGATTGAAGGTAATAAAGAATCTTTTTTGAAATTTACTATTACCCCTTAACCTCAAAGTAATTTGGGTAAAATCCTCCATTGTTAGTTCTGTGGCTTCCTCTATCCAGATGTATTTTGCCTGACTTAACGACTTTAACTTTTCAGGGTCATCGCATCCTAGGAAGACTATTCGATTAGTGCCTGCATGGATTTCTAGGTAACTCTTTTGGCATTTGACGTGATTAGTCAAATTCCAATCTGATACTTTGTTTTTAAAATCGGCAAAAACTGAATTTCTAAGGGTTCCGGCTACTTTTCGTATAACAAAGTAGGTTTGATTCTGATTAACTTCATGGTTTAGTATCTCAGAAAGAAACAATTGAATCATGGTCTGGCTTTTTCCAGAATTATGAACCAATATATTTTCTGAATTGGTTTTTAGGTAGTAATTAGAATTGCCTTCTACTTCAAAATCATAAACCTTTTCTGGCTCAATAAATTTCCATGAAACAATTTGCGAAGGGTCAATTAAATATGGGTCCATGAATTTCTAAGAATAATGTCTTTAATTGTAGAAGGAAATACCCCATACATTTTAGCAAGTTCTTTTCTTCCGCATTTTCTAGGAATAAACTTGGCCCTAATTTCTAAAACTTGACTTTCTGTAAGTTTTGCAGTTGGACATTTAGACCCTTTATTTGAACTCAATCCAATTTTAAAGGAATGTTTGACGTTTTCAGATATTGTAACCCATTCTAGGTTTTCAATCCTGTTATCATCTCTAATTCCATTAATATGATTGACACAAGGCTTTTCTAATTCATTAGAAAGAAAAGTTGATGCAATAATTCTATGAACTTTTACTGTATGAATTATGCCATCATCTCTTTTTAACATTGTTCTAAAGTAACCTCCATTATCTTTTGCAGGTTTCATTATTGCTTCCCTTCCGCATCCTTTCCAGTTAAATGTTTTAATTCTTCCAAAAGTTGAAGCCTCATAAAGGCCATAGCCCGGAATCTTTTTCCAAATTTCTGTTTCCATATTCCAAAGATAATAAAATATCTTTGATTTTCACATAAGAACCGCCAAAGAAAAACTTGTGATTTTCAGTAACTTTTATAATGGTTCCATCTTTTAAAACAATCTCGATAAGCCTATCAGTTGGGTTTTCGTATTGGAAGGTATTTTTTACCCTTCTAAACTCATTCAATCCTGATTCATGGTTATAAGATAAAACCATGTCACCTTCTTTAATTTTACAAATAGGTTTTGAACCCTTATCTGTTTCAATTAACTGATTAGGGCCAAAGCAGCCACTTCCGCCAAAAAGTACATTGTAGGTTTTTGGGTATAATACTGCCCTTAGATATTTATTATTCCAAAGTTTACGATTACTAAGATTTACTATCGACACAAATTAGCCTATCAATCATTTTCCTGTAAATCCTCATCCAATGGAGTAGGCATTATAACTGTTCCGATGCTTCCAGAAA